GCCGTGGTAATCCAGTTAAACATCTGACGGCAAATACCTACTACTGTAAATGTCCCGTAGCGTAACCAACCGCCAATCTTTTGAGGATAGCCAGAACGAAAGCGCACCTTATTGCACTCAAAGAACCCACCTTCGTTGGTGTAGTTGGTCTGATCTCGGTTGACCCCTGGCTTAAATTGTAGTTTCTGTAGTGGCATATTAACTTAAGAATAAGGCACGTTCATCGTTCCTGCGGGTTACTAGACCTTTTAGTACTTTACCCCCAGCCAGCGTATATTTCAAGAATTCTTCTGCTGCTTCTTCCATTTCGCCCCGAATAACCTTCTGACGGAGGGTGCTGCGCTGTAGTGTTCCCAGACCAACATTAAAGCTAAAAGATACAAGAGCATCGAATTGACCTTGAGTGAGCTTGACAGGACAGAAGCGTTCAACACCTCGCTCAAAGCGATTAAGGTCGTCTCTAAGAATATCATCTACTTCCTCCATCGAAAAGGTACGGTCGTCCTTATATTCCAGCGGATAGGCGTCCCGTTCTTCCATCTTTAACTGAGCCTGTCGGGGGTACAAAACATGACCAACCCCGACCGTGTGAAGCTTAGCGGGACAGCGGTATGGACGTTGACGAACGCCTTCGTGGTGCTTAATCATTTCTATACATTTTTTGCTAACGTGCATAATTTTTTTAATTTTTTATACACATTACTTCTTAAATGCCTGTGTTCCGAACCAAAAAGATACAATGGATGCCCAAATAATTTGGGTCTCGTCATCCCATAGAAGGTTTAACGCCACGTCAAATGGCACTTCCCGATGGAACGCAAACCAGAACCCAAACAACTCTACAAACATAAACATAATGAACATACCGTAGGTAATGGCTGGTCTAACCATTGCCCTAGAATTCGTAACCCACTGGGAAGCACCTTTGCCAATCTCGATGTCGTGAGCATACAAAGACGCCCTTTCTTGAGCTTGGGTCTGCATCTCAATCTGCTGAGTCTTAATCTCTTCTACATGGGCTTGGGCTGCAAAGCCTCTCTCCATCATCTGAAGCTCCCGTTCCGTCTGCAAACGAGCCATCTCCAGCTCATGCTTCTTGTCGGATTTATCTTGGAAAAACCCTAATAGATTAGGCAATCCTCCTGAGAGGAACGATATTAATGTCGTAAATAAAGTAATCATTGTTTATGTCCCCATACTATGTACCAAGCAATCCAAGCAGCTGCCATAAAGCACCAGAACTGCACCCATCTAACCTTTGACAACTCAGCATCAAAGTACTCTTTGTCTGCTTTTTCTATCTTCTCAATCTCATTCTTAATTTGAATGACTTTGTCCCACTCTTTAGTGCCGTACTTCTTTATAAACTCCACCCTTAACTTGTACTCCTCTTCCGATATTTGTTTACGGTGTCGGTACTCATCAAGGGCTTTAAATATTGCCCGTTCCTTCCTAAACTCTGCTTCTCTACGCTCACGAATCTTTGCTTGAGTTTGCTGCCTTGCAACATCTACCGCTTCTTTCTGTACTTCTTCAATGTTCTTGCCGATCTCACGACCAGCTTCCCTGCCAGTCTTAATTCCTTCGCTGATACCCTTGGCGCCAGCCGATAGTCCGAGTTCGTCTACCATATCTCAATTTAAAATACCTCTCCGCCAGCGGCTGGAACAGATGTAGCATGAATAGAAATATGTTGTTTTAAGTTCAAGGGCGCACTGCAATCGGCACAAGTATCTGCCTCTAACTCAGACGCATCTAAGTCATACCCACACGCAGCACAAACCACTTCTACTTCATGTTTAGGTTGTACTAAACCATCAACTATTTGAGCTTCGTAAGTTGCTTTCATTCGGTTTCTACCCAAGATACTGTTACCTCTTGCCACGAATAGCGTTTGTTATCGTTTGGATACGGTACTGGGGCTTCCCATGTCCATGTGCCAATATTAAGAATCCAGCTTGGGAATGGCTGGGGTGCAATAAACACATCATTAAGTTTGTCGTATGTATAACCTATACCAGCGTAGTTACCACGCAGCGGTCTTCCTTCTGGGTGCTGGTTCGCATGGGTGTTATAAGAAGTCTGTACCCAAGATGCTGGGTCTCCCAATGCGCCTGTTGAAATGAAGTCTGGCTCGGCAACGATAACCTGAGTTACTAAACCGTTTTCGACTTTAGCAAAGTGTGCCATGTTTTTTCCTATCGGGCGTTAGCGTATTTAAAAGGTGATTCGGCAAATGCCATGTAGATGTAAGTAACACCATTTTGGTTTGTACCACCGCCAGTGTTTCTTAATTTAAAGCCATTAGATAAAAAATCCTGTTCTGCTCCATATTGGTCTTCTGATAATGATAAATTTGCTTCCAAATCTTTTGTACAAGCATTATATGTATCTCTTGCGGTATCGTGTATAAACCAATCGTATCCTGCACCGCCCGTACTACTAGCTTTTATCATCACATACCGAGGTCTAAACCCAGTAAATATAAATGGACCATCACTAGAACCATTACCTGTGTATGAGCCAAATGCACTATATCCAGCGATAGGTGCAAAGCAGTAGGCTACATATAAATTTCCACTATTATTAATTTCTACATTAGACCCAATACTAAACACAGTAGAAGTTGGAACGGTATTATTCCAAATTGTTGAATCTGCCGCTTCTGCATTTGTAGCATTTAATTTTAAAGTGTAATTAGCTGGGGTTACACCGCCATTTAAATATGCACTATATACACGCCAATCTGTAACTGCGCTTCTGCTTTTTAAAATAACCATACTAGGTGCAACACCCAACCCATGCCCTACTGTGGCATTTGCACCCGTACCTGTATAAGTAACAATACTAAATCCAGCAGTTGTATTAGCACTTACTGTAGATGTAATAGAACCTGCTGTGTTGGTTACGGCTGTTGCGTTAGAAGCTCGCCAGTTCCATGCTACAAATGTTCTTGCATTTCCATTTTCTGTGCTATTTGCCTGAACTGTAAATCCATCACTATTAAATGAAGATAGTCCACCACCTGTTTCATCTGTTTCTGCGGCAGTTGAATCTGAAATAAGTCTTTTATACACACCCCTAACAGCATCATATAAAAAATTGCTAGTTGCATTACTTCTACTCTTTCCCCAAACAAAATCAGGTTGAAAACCAACACCTGTAATTGCATTTGTTGAGCCATTTCCTGTGTAAAGAACAGCATTAAAGTAGTTATCAGCTTGACTAGATGCACTAGCACCAATAGTCGGGGTTGGAAGATTAAATGTGTTTAGTGCTACAAAGTTTGTTGGGGGTGTATAGGCGAATGGTCTTTGACCAAAGTTAGCAATCTCTGTTCCGTTAGAACCGCCACCACCGACTGTGCGAGTAACTGCGGGGAAATAAGGCCCTGATGTAAGACCCGATGCCGCTTGTCCCTGACTTGTATTGTTTTTATAGAATGTTAAAGTTCCAGCGTCTGCATCAAAAGCTACACCAATAATATCGCCTGTTGTAAATGTTGCACCATAAGATGAGCCTGTACCACTTAAATATTTAAGTCCATCTGATTCGTAAATGTAAACACCTGTTTGACTACCGCCCCAAGACTGTGTAGACGCACTTCCTGTTGCAATTCCAAATGCTGGGATGCTGTTTGAGTTTACAGTTCCAGCAGTAAATTCCCAATACCATTTACCTGAAGTAACTCCAATAGTTCCAAATTGAGAGCGGTCATTTGTACCACCTGTTGCACCTGTTCTAGCCCAGTTAAGATTACCATCGTTTAATGTATAACCACCAGCTTGTAAAGCCGCATTTAATGTGCAGTAATTAGCCGTAGTAGCACTAGTCAATGTAGGCACATCGGTCATGCTGTCATAAGTCGAGCCAGCAGTTAGGCTAATGTTATTGGTAGTCCAGTTGTTACCGTTGGGTGAAAAGTCAAAGCCCAACGTAGTGGTGCTGGTGGTGTTTGTAAACGGCAAGTAAAATCCGTTTGTTCCATAGCTACCACCGTAGCGGATAGGTTGCCAGACACCGAGTCCGTTAGATGTACCGAAGCTGTTTGGTGTTAGGGCTTGACCATCAATGAGTTGAACTTCGGTCATGTAGCCGTCAAAGTATTGAGTTGGACTATTGCCCCTTGCGCCAATAACATGAGAAGCGCTATTGTCAACCGCTAATGATGTGTTTTGTGTAACAGTATTATTTGTACCCCAACTTGTAATTTCTACGCCATTAACATAGATTCTTAAACGATTTTGGGCTGTTGCGTTAGTTGTATCGGCTACCACAACAATGTGATACCAAGCAGCGGGGTCACGAAATACCTGTGTAGAATTCCTAAATACAGTTACGCCACCAGTTATCGAGATTGTGTCTGCCGCCTCAAAAGCCAAGTCAAGTCTAGTTGTGTCATTTCCACCTGCGCCATCCCAAGCGCCGAAGAAAATTTGCCAACTACCAAGACTTCCACGCTTAATCCACCCACTCCAAGTCCATGTTTGGCGATTGGATGCAACAGGAGGTGTTCTGTTTAAATAAGCAGATGCATTTGAACGGAAACGCAATGAGTTGTTTGCACTATATATTGGGGCAAGGTATCCGCTTGATGTGAATGTGTGGATTACATTACCGCCAGATACAGTAACTGTACCGCCAGCCATTTGCTGAGTAGAGCCTGGGTAGGAGATGATTACAACACCAGAACCTCCTGTACCGCCAGTGCCAGAAGTATCACCACCACCGCCACCACCGCCACCTAAATTGGCAGTTCCAGCAGTTCCTGCTGAGTTTTGATTTCCACCAGCTCCGCCACCACCTAAACCACCAGCAGAACCACCAGCTCCAGAACTTCCTCCACCACCGCCTCCACCAGCATAAGTTACACTTGAACCTGAAATGCTTGAGGCTGTACCAGCACCACCTATACCTGTACCAACTGTTTTTCCAGCACTACCAACAGCACCAGCTCCACCACCACCACCGCCAGTTCCAGTAGTACTACTACCGTCACCAAAACTACCTCCGTTGTTACCTTGACTTGGTGAAGTGCTTGGTGTATTACCTGAACCAGCACCACCAGAACTTGTATCTCTGCTACCGCCACCAGAACCTCCATTTGCTCCAACGGCATTTGAACCTGAGCCACCGCCACCGCCACCAGTAGAGGTTATAGATAAAAATACAGAATCACTTCCGCTAGAACCTTTATTTGCACCACTACTTGACCCGCTTCCGCCAGCACCAACAGTAACTAAATAAATTGAGTTGGTATCAATTGTTATTCCAGACCCAGTTCTAAAACCACCAGCTCCGCCACCACCCGCTCTGTCAAAACCACCTCCGCCTCCACCAGCAACAACTAATGCGCTTGCTGTCAACGAAGACAATGGGCTTAATGTGCCAGATGTATTGAATGTGTGAATTGTGTTGCCACCGCTTGAGGTAACGACACCGCCACCGAATTGTTGTGCGCCTACATAGGAGATGATCACTACGCCTGAGCCACCTTGACCACCAAAGGTTGTACCTGATGATGTGCTTAATCCGCCACATCCACCACCACCCCCACCTAAATTTGCTGTGCCTGCGGTTGCAGTTGAATCAGATGTTGTACCTGCTCCGCCGCCGCCTGAACCGCCAGTGCCAGCAGTACCACCATTAGAACCTCCGCCACCACCGCCAGCATAGGTCACAGAAGAGCCTGAAATGGATGAGGCTGTACCTGCACCACCATTTCCTGCAACAGTTGATGAGCCATTGCCACCGACAGCAGATGCACCTCCACCACCGCCACCGCCATAAGCAGAAGCAGTCCCGCTACCCACACCGCCGTTATTACCTTGAGATGGAGATGTAGATGGAGTGTTGCCTGAACCAACCGTACCGCCATCAGAAGAACCACCTCCTGAACCACCTGAAACACCGTTGCTAATTGATGATCCAGCGCCTCCACCCCCACCAGCAGAAGTTATATCATTAAATACGGAATTATTGCCACTTGTACCCGCTACGGTATAGACAGCGCCACCAGCGCCACCAGCGCCAACAGTTACTGCGTACGAAAGTAATGGGTTTAAAGATGTAGTTCCAGTTCTATACCCGCCAGCACCGCCACCGCCAGCAATTCGTTTTCCACCGCCACCTCCGCCCGCAACTACTAGGTAACTAGCAGAAACAGTATTAAGCCCTGTCCAACCAAAGGCTGCTAGGGCTGCTGCACCAATTTTAGATAAACGTGGCATCTATAAGACCTTAAGCAAATCTGGTTTGAGCTGCGATTATGGTAAATGCTGCGCTTCCCGTTTTGATAATTACGTAGGTATAACTGTCTATTGAACTTGCGTTTCCACTTGTTGGGGCTGTTCCGCCTTGCCATTTTGGAGTGACTGAAGAGCCGTCTACTTGAACTGCGGAGTTGTAATAAGCCGTTGCACCCTGAGT